GCCGTGCCGCCTAGGTACGCACCGCCTGACAGGTAAAGGTCTTTGAATTTTCTAAGCGAAGCACCAAGGTCAACAGCCCCATTTGATGCTCCGCCAGTGACTGTGGACATAGGCTGAAGAGCATCGCCAGTGCTATTAAACTCAAGAAATACGTCACCACCTCCTACAGCTAAATGTCCACCAACAGTACCAATACTACCGACTGTTGAGCCTTCTTTGGCTATTCTTATAACTTGGCCATCATCGCCTGTGTTGTTAAGTAATAATGCAGGGTCTGTTGCGCCAGAGCTTTCTTTTGCAACGTGAACACCACCACTACCAAAAACCATAAAGCCATTGCCAGTAGTGTTGTTGTACAAAGTAGTATCAGTAGTCCCAACCAACAAGTTGCCAGAAGCATCTAGCGTCATAACCTGCGAACTACCGCTAGTATAGAACGACGCAATATTGTTGCCTGATGCGCCTACTGTTAGCAGTGCTGTAGTTCCTGAGTTAGCTACAGTATGCAGGGTTGCGGCTGGGCTTTGGCTATTGATACCGACATTGCCTGCGCTTGTGATACGCATGCGTTCGGTGTTGTTTGTACCAAGAGCTAATGGTAATGACGCGCCCTGTGCAGTTATTAGGTATTTACTACTGTACGCTTGGATTCTTCCGCCTAACGTACCGCCGTAGTAACTATCAATTAATGACCCAGTTGTGCCATTCACAGATATAGAATTATAGTTAGATACATTGGTGGGACTGCTAGTGCCAATACCCAAAGACTCCGCAGACGCATCCCAGAACAACTTCGCAGTCGTGCCAGTATCTTCGTAGAAGCTAATGTCTCCGTTGTTGGCTATTCCTAATCGCTCTGTATTATTAGTGTGTAAACTCATGGGAATGTTTGCTATTGTTTTAACAAACAACTCAGTAGACCGACTTTGTATTTGTGAATAATTAGACGCTCCACCATTTGGCCTGAAATTTAACTGCGCAATATTGTCAGACGACCTGCCATCAAAATTAACTGTGTTAGCAGAAGAGTCAGAGTTAAACGTTGATGCGCCACTAGATGCCGTCACAGTACCCGTTACGTCGATGCCTGATGGACTTACAGTTAAGTAAGCATTATCGTTTGAACCTATTTTCCACGTAGCCGAACTAGAAGCAGTACCAATGTTTAAACGTGATGTGAAATTGTCGTCTAGTGTCCACGTATGTGCTTGTGCGCCATCATCTAACTGAATACCTGCAGTTCCGTTAAACTGAACTTGGCCTGTGAAGTTTCCTCCGTCTGCTTCTACTGAACCCGTTACGTCTATGCCTGTGGAGGTTGTGGCTAGTTTGGCTGAGCCATTGTGGTATGCGGTTACTGCGCCGTTTGGTACGGCCTGTAACATAAACTCAGTATTCCCAGAGTCTGTAAGCCTAAAATTTTCTGCGCGTATAATAAGGTCGCCAGTGCCGCTATCTTGAATGTAGCTGTGGCTACCATCATGATAAATCTGTAGGTCAGAGCCAGCACCGAAGATAGCCTTAGACGAATCAGAAAAAGTAATATCGTCATTTGCGCCTACAGCAATGTCTGTGCCGCCAGTAGTGTTACCGTTGGCAAGAACTTCAGCCAGTGTATCTGCTGTAGCAACCTGAGAATCGACATACGCCTTGATCGACTGTTGAGTAGCCAATGCAGTCGCACTGTTTCCAGACATGTCGTCTTGGTCAAGAATGTCTGTGACTGTGACTGAGCCTGTGCCAGACAGACCATCAAACTCTACGGTTCCTGTTACGTCGATACCTGTAGAAGTTGTAGACAGCTTGGTACTCCCTGCATGATGTAGTTCTACATACTCATTTCCATCAAGCAAACGAACACGCACAGCAATGTTGTCGTTATTAATGTTTTTAATATTAAGGTCATTGTAAGCTCTAAGATTTAAATCACCGCCGCCAGCATCATCAATAAAACTTGCTGAACCTGAGTGATAAATCTGTAAATCTGAACCAGCACCAAAAATAGCTTTATCATTGTCACCAAAAGAAACATTTGCTGTAGTCGTTAGACCTGCAAAGGTTGGTGAGTCAGTAGTAGCTACGCCTTGGTTCAAGGCCTTGACTGAAGCTTCGCTAGTTAACTCTGAGTCCATCAAGGCACCAGCGGCTGTAACATTAGCTGTGTCCGTTACGTCTGCTGAGGCTTCGATACCGTCTAGTTTGCTGTGGTCAGCATCGGTAAATACGTTGGAGTCCGTAGCGGCTTCTACTGCGGCTCTAATCTCAGCATTGGTTTGATCGCCTGTAGCGCCTGCTTCTATACCATTAAGCTTACTGTGATCTGCGTCAGTAAAGACGTTAGAGTCAGAAGCAGAGCCAACCAGTGTACGAATCTCTGCGGCTGTTTGGTCTGCAGTAGCGCTGGCTTCAATGCCGTCCAACTTAGAACCATCTGTAGCTACGTCTCGTCCGTCTACAGTACCGCCTACAGTAATGTTGCCTGTAGCAGAAACAGTAGTAGCAGAGACAGCGGCAGGAGTAGTACCACCAATGACAGTACCGTCAATAGTACCGCCATCAATGTCAGGAGTGTTTACGTCAGGAGAAGTTAGAGTCTTATTAGTAAGCGTCTGAGTGCCAGTCAGTGTGGCAACGGTAGAGTCAATAGCAAAGGTAACAGCATTACCTGAACCAGACGTATCAATACCAGTGCCACCTGTAAAGGTCATGGTTTCGCTGTCTAGGTCGATACTAAGCGCACCACCAGTGTCAGCTTGGAAGTCTAGGTCTTGTGCGGTGACTTGAGCGTCTACATAAGCCTTTATAGACTGCTGTGTAACTAAGGCTGTATCACTGTCTGAAGACAAGTCATCTTCATCAAGAATAGTTGTAACTGTTGAGCCAGAGGTTAGTGTAAGACTATCAACGTTGGCAGTCCCATCAATATAAAGGTCTTTAAACTGAAGGGAGGCAGTACCCAAATCAATATCATTAGTAGTAACAGGTACAACAGAGCCATCTTGAATACGAATCTGCTCGACTGCTGCACTAGAAACCTCTACATAAAAACCCAAACGGTTGTTGGTGCTATCTACTTCAATTTTGTTAAGAAAATCTAGGTCGCCAATCTTAAAGATGTTACCACCTTGACCAGCTGAACCATCATGACGGTGACCAGTAGAAGATGCTGAAGTGCTTGAATACGTAAAGGCATTAACTAACTGGTTATACTCATCATTAAACAATGAGGCCGTAATAGTATCGCCATCACTTAACGTACTTTGTCGAGTGTAATTCTGGGCCATGTTTATCTCCTACCTGATGGCATATAATCTATGTAAAGGCCATTGATTGCGTATGGCGCTTTAGTATCTGTACTTGTAATTCTAAAACTTACTGTGTTTCCGCTGCCTTCTACAGGCTGTCGAACCATTGGGTCGTTACTAGCGCCAAAGGTTGCTGTACCAAAAATACCGCTACCAAAGATTGCAGGAAGCGGCACAGAGTCCAGTGTATAATCTGGAGGCTGTGGAATATCTGTGTCTTCGTAATCAAAACGCATACGAAGTGTTGGCTGAATCTCACCTTCTGGGCTAAGAGACAACCGTGTATACTTAACTGTTTTACGTGTACCAATATCACCAAAGTCAAAGTTTGGTGTTTGATAAATAGCTTCTATATTTGTAGCGGTGCCAGCGGGATTAAAAGCATTGCCTGTATCATGATTATAGATGTATCCATCTTTATCACCATGAAAAGCTTTTTCAACTCCATTATTGTCAAATCCTGTTGTAAGTCCCATTGCCTGAATGCCAAGCGTTTCAGCCCATTCAAAACCATTAGCAGTAAACGTACCAATAATGCCTTTAGAAACTGTTGAGCCTAGAGTCTTATCTGTATAAAATAAACGATACTGAGACTTAGAGCGCAATACACAGCTATCAATAGTAAACGTGTTAATTGAGTCTGCAATGCCTCCAACAATACTTTGAATCTGTCGAGACACAGAACTTAACTCAACGTCACCAATACGGGCTGTACCAGCAATAGTACGAATACCGTCAGGACTTAAGAACAAAAGGTCACCACCAATTTCTTGAATGCTATACCCTGACAAACAGCCTACGTTTTCTGTAATAGGGTCGATACGTATATTGCTAGGATCGTTAATGTTTATAAGCTTGTGAATACTGTTTTTAGCAAACACAATTAAATCAGTACGGAAGCCACGAATGCCTTGAATCTGATCTGATATAACTACTGAGCCAGCACCAGTACCTGTAAAGTTATCGGGATCGTTATAGACACTGTAGTAAACTGTATTTAAATTATTTTCTACGCCTGCTGCAATAAGATGATGATCGTGATTGGCTATGTACTTAACGCCATTAGTTCCATCTACTGTAATTTCAAACGCAAAGAATGTACGAGTCGTTAATGCGCCAGTGCCTTCCATTCGAAACGAATAAAGCTTGTTAGCACCGTCTGCAATGATCAACTCGCCATAATCAAATGTCGCACCTTCAAAGAGTGCAAATGAACATTGTCCTTGACCTGTACGTGTTAAGGCACTGCGACCTGTAAAAGTGGTATAGTTATCACCACCATTAGCCACACTGTCTTTATTAATTTGTATCCACGTTGAGCCATCAATACTAAAATGTATATCAGTGCCTGAACAGACAACCACGCCATCACCATACACAAAAATCCCAAGAATGTCATTGTCACTATTGGGACGTGTATCACCATATTGCGTAAAGCCATTAATACGTCGATAGCCACCATCAGGATCTACCTCAAAGTTTCTAAGGCGTGTAGCAAGTCCGGGCTGTCGAAGCATTTCAAGCTGATTGAGGTTGGTGTTTAGACCACCTCTACATGAAACGCCAAAGGGCTGAGACATTTATACAAACCTCACGCGATCTGTTTTCATATAGTTAGGCGTTGGACTCATGAGGTTTCCTTTCATAAGCTTTAGGCCACGCTTATAATCTTCTAGTGCAAATGCTGCAGCTTGCGAGCTTTCTTTAAACTGATGAATGTAGTATCTAGCTCTAGCAAGCAGTACAGGCTTGTAAATATTTGGGAATACAATTTCATCCCCATGTGCGCTTAGTTCTGTCGGCAGGTTGTATGCAAAGAAATAAACGCGATAAACTTTATTTGGAATGGGGCTTAGTCCAAACTTACGATTGTCTGGGCTAATGATAACTTTGCTAGGCTCACCATGATTCTGAGTATCTGCATCATCTTGATTTTCTGATGTGCGTACAAAGTCTTTCCATTCTTCTGTAGTTGTAAACTTAATGTTTTTACTTATGTATGGCGCTGACTCACCGTCCACACCAATTGTTGTTAAGTAGAAATTGTCCCAGTCAATGTAGCCATAGTCTGTTGTCAAACTAGACGATGTAGGCTTCAACAAATACCAACGAGTGCCTGCTACAGTTTCTACATATGCATTACCGTAAAACGGATCTGTTGATCCGCTAGTGTCTGCAGCTAAAAAAGGCCACTGAGGTTCTTCATTAACAATATCAAGGTATGCTCTATTCACACAGTCTTTAATATGTTGTTGAACCCCAATAGCCCCAGCAAACGTCGAAGATGTAAGAGCTACTTCATTCAACTCTCGCAACAACTCGTTTGTAATTTCAAGATAAGTAGCAGCCATTATTTTTTATGAACCTTTTGAATTTCAAAGTTAGCTTCCTTTGAAGCACCTTTGTGGGGTTTGTAGCCATCTTTAGGATCTTTCATGAGCTTATATTCTTTGCCCTTCTTCATCCAATGATAGCCTTCGGGAGCTTTAACTTTCATTTTTGACGCATTGACATGTTGTGATCTGCTTTAGTCATGCAAGCCTTTTCCATGTCTCGTACACTGCTATAACCTGCTTTGCCGCCATGAGCCATTTGGTTACGATACATTCCACCACCCATATAGGATTCTCGTGGTGTGCCGCCCATGCCATATTTCATGCGCTTATCTTTTTTCATTCCCATCTTTCTTTCTCCCAAAAATACGATCATAGTTTTCATCGTATTTCTTTTTATTTTCGCTTTTTAAATATTGACCGCTAACTTTGACTGTTCGTTTAGCGCTCATACGAATAGGATTTTGTTCGCTTCCAATCTGTGGCATAATAGAAAAGGGGGAGTATTTCATCCCCCACTCCGCTTTAGTCGATGCCGTAGAAGGCAGAGACAAGTGCTTCAGGACGAAGTACCTTGGCTCCGTAGACGTGAAGACCACGTACAATGTCACCAAAGCTTGCAGTGTCACGGACTACTTCAGTGTTGATGATAGTCTGTGCAGTACAAGTAGATGAAATGTGACCAGCAATACACTTACCAGCTGCGTTAGAAGTAGCTGCAATGTTGTTAGTCTTGTACATGTCGAAGCCACGCAACTTACCAGAAGATACGAGACCGTTACGGATTGAACCCTGACCAGCGTTAAAGTCAACGCTCATGAGCTTAGAGCTAGTCTGTACAAGCTGCTCGTAGAACTCTGGGTTAGCAAGGAACCAACGGCCTTCTTCAGGAACATTCTGCTCGTCAAGAAGACGTGCCATGTGTGAAAGAACATCAATTGGATCGTGCTCGCCAGAAGCATAGCCGATGTCAAGGTTACCAGTACCATCGAAAGTACCAGCTGCAAGATCAGTTGCACTGTCCGAACCAAGGATGTGGTTTGGAGATGACGCAGGAACGCCTGCAAACAACTTAGCAATTACGCCTGTGTCGAATGCATCACGCAATGCGTAAGCAGCTGAAGATGAAGCAACTTCCTTAAAGTTGACGTGAGACATTGAAGTTTCGATGTCGTCTACGATGAACTTGAATGCGTTCGCCGTATCAACAACAAGAGTTACTTCGTTGTCAGTCAGAGTTGTTGCAGTTACAGAACCACCACGCTCGTACTGATCGACAGTGATTACTGGCTCTTTGATGATCTTAACTGAATCACCAAACGCAGAGATCTCACCAGCATAATCAGTGTTAGTGATTGCTTCTGCAACAGACGCCTTACGGAAGAAGTTAAGTACCTTCTTGGAATAGAGTTCTGGCATGAAGTTGTTGCCAGAGAAGTTGCTCCCCGATGATTGAGCAAAATACTGATCGGATGTATTACTAGCCATTGTATTGACTCCTTAAAAACAAAGTTATTTAATTACTCTGCCTTCTTGGGCGGCTTGATCAATTTCCTTTTCAAGTCGATCATAGTCATCCATAGATAGGGCAGCTATTTCCCGAGTCGTCCAGATTTTTGGCTGCTTAGTGTCTACTGTTGTAGTCTTAGTAGATACTAAACTTGCAGCTTCTTTTCTAGACGTTTTTTGACTTGACTGATTTCTAGGGCTTGCTACGTTCATGCCCATTTCCATTTTATAGATATCTATAGCACGACTTGCTAAACTAACATTGTCTGGATTGTTATAGATCCAACCTTGTATTTCTACAGGCTGTTCTTTTGCCCATTCATGAAACCCTTCGTCTCCGCGAATATCTTCAAAGTCAGGATGGCGGTCTCGCAACTTAGTTTCAGCTTCACGTCGAGAGATCATTGCTTCTCGCTCTTCGATGGCTTGCATCTTTTGTTGAAGTGCCTGTACTTCTTTTTGACTTCGTAGATGTGCAACAGACTCTACAGTTTCATACAAATCAGGATACTGAGTTCTAAACTGCTCCAACTCTTCAGCTGATTTTGGCGGCTGATAAGATGGTTGAGCTGCCTGCGCTTGTGCTAACAGTTCTTGCTCTTTTTGTTTAAACTCTGCGATCCTTTCATCGTAGTGTCGTTTTAGGTCGTCATACCTTTTCTTATAGTTAGTTCCTTTTTGTTTTTGAGGGGCCTCTTCTAGGGTAGCCTCATCGGAACCTTCTGATTCGAAAAATAGACTCTCTGCTGATCCGTTAGATGCTTCTGACTCCTCGTGCCAAGATTTATTTGCATTGTATGGATTAGCTTGTGGTTCTTGTGCTTCAGTCATGTCTTACTCCTTTTCGGGGCTTGTTTGTTTTCAAGGTGGCTAGAAGTAATTCTAGGGTCTTGAGATTACAAGGTGGCCTCAAGGTTATTGTTGTGATAAGGGGCTAAAAACTTCTTAGGTAGCCTTATCGTCGCATTAAGCTAGGAATGCGATTAGAATCGAGCATCTGCTCTTCAATCTCATCATCACTCATAGCTTCGTCTGGCAGTACAGCTTTCTCATCTTGTGTTGGGTCGTTCATGATTCCACCAACTGCCATATCTTGTCTAGACGCATCATACTCGGCTTCTGCGTCCTTCATCATTTCTTCAAGTGTTTCTACACCAATCTGATCTACTGCTTTCTTTGTAAAGACAAACTCTCCGTCTGAGAGCCGTGCAGGTATATCGTCTGATGTGCCAGTACCGGGTCCGTCTACTTCTCCAGCACCTGTAAATTCTGCTGATGCCAGCACTATCTTGTCAAACAACTCACTCAATCTGTTATCAGACTCTAGTGCTTTGTTTACATATGTCATTTCATCATCTGACAGTGTTTCGTCCATAACGTATGAAACGTAATCATCTTCCATTTCTACGTCAGGCTTCATATCTTCAACGGGTAATAGTAAGGTCATAGATCCACCGTGTGCTTTTCCTTTTCGAACTTCTGTCGTATATTCTTTACCGTCGAACATAAAAGTTTCTTCGCCTGCTTTGAACGCTTTACTAAAAGCTTTCTCAAAAGCAGAAGCTTCTTTTTCATCTACAGGTGGCTTATCATTTATCATGTTCCAAGCTGACATAGCAGTACCAGTCAATAAAGAACCCGCAACCACCCCTTTTGCTCCAGCAAGCACTTGAGACTTTCTAACAGGCCGTGTTCCTGCAGCTTCATCAGGAATAAAGCTTCCCATAACACTTGGCTTTTCTGTAACTGAGCTTACTGATTGTATGATTGAATCTAAAAGATTATCTGTTTTACCGCCACCACCAGCACGTAAATCATCTAGTCGTGATATTTTAATAATGTCTTTTGCATCAATAAAGTTTTTTGTTACATCTCTATTTTCATTCAGAGTATCTGCAGCTTCTTGAGCAATCTTAGATAGTGGCGTCTTTAAAGAAACAGTTCCTTTGCTAGTCATCTTTGTGTTATTTTCTACGGCCTCAACAAAAGACTCTGCCATCTCTTCTATTTCAGAAGGATCATATTTTTCTTTTAGCTCAGTAGTAATTGCTTTTGCTTTGGTTGTTTTAGGCTTAGAGATTGCTTTTAATACTTGTTTAAAGATGACACCTCCAGCACTTTTTTGTTGGCGCTCTACAGGAACCATCAACGAGCCACCCTCTGCAAAGACCTTACGTCCTTTGAGGATGTCTGCTTGTGTGACTTTACCGTCACCTGTTAGGTCTGGAAATTCTTTACTCATCTTTAAATTCCTTTGCGGCTTTGATTTGTGCAGGTAGCGACATCAAATTATCCAGCAAATTCACTCTCCCCTGCTTGCGGAACATTTCCTGTTCCGATGTTGCCACCACCAGTCCCTGTAGCTCCAAGGTCTTGCGGTGGTTGAGATACTCCTTCAGGGCCTCCCATAACTCCGGGTTGCTCGCCAGTGGGGACAGCTTCGCTGCCAGCTGTTTGTCCAACATTATTTTGTAGTCCTATTATTTGTGCAGCAATGGCCGCTTCTTCTGGATCATTTAAAATTTCATCTGGATCAAGATCTAAGCTGTATGCAAGTTCAGAGATAAGCTTAGACATCTTAACGAACGGAGCAACGGCAGGGTTCTGTGCTGTCTGCAAGAACATAGTTAGTCGTTGACTTCTTACTTCTTTTTGCATTAGGCTGTTTGTACCCATAGCCTTAATCTCTAAATCACCCTCAGTTTTTAAAGAGCCTTCAAAGAATTGCATGTTCCATTGGAAGTATGCAAGACCTAAAGGCCGCAACAAAAAGTCATCTAGATTCTTAACAACTGTCTTAATGTTTAGTGACGCTGCGCCAAGCAACATAGACATTCCTGATGCTGTTCGTGTCATGCTCTGAACGCCCGTCATGCCGTGTGAGTAGCTTGGAATACCTGTTTGCTCGTCTGCAAGCTGTCGGAACTTGTCAAACATCATCATGTTTTCTTGTGATGTGTTTGGAAACTTTAGTCCATGAATACTTTGACCCGGCATTCCTGCTTGACGACGGAAGATTTTACCGGGATACACTTCCATGCTTTGACCACCAGCCAACATAGACTCATCAACTTCAAAGACTAATGAGCCACTAAGAGCTAGGTTGTCGATAGCCATACGTGCGTGACCATTCATGATCTGCTGACTATCGTCCATGTTCTCTGCTACGCCAATACCAAAGAAGCTGTATGGGTTGCGCTCATACGGAAAAGCATGGTAAGGTATGCGTGAAGGCGTAAATGGATTAACAACAGCACGAAGCACAAGTCCGTTACAGACCCAAGCATTAATCTGAATCTCATCAAGATCATCTACATCATCAGCAACATCCATGCCAACTTCACGAGCATACTCAGCATCCATGATTCCCCAGTACTCAAGAACTTCGTACTTGTTAGAACCGTATTCTTCTGATCGATGATCGTCTTTTAACTCATGCTCATAGTCTTTTTCGACATAATTAGGACCAAGCTTTAGCGCCTCACGAATACTATCTTCATCAAAGTATGGAAGCTTGCTTAAAGACCTAAGCTGTGACTTATTGAGTTTATGGCGATGAAGTACATATTCGCATTCATCAAGACTCGTTGCATTTGGATCAGGAAAGAAATCCCATATTGATACAAACTCAATACGAGGAACCCGTACAAAAAGCGGGTTATACTCTCGTTCTCCTGATTCTTCACTTGTCTCCCAACGATGTAAAGTTTTGTTGAAATTAAATGGGCCTTTAATAATGCCTGTACCGAACAAACATGATTCAAAGATTGCATTTCTTAATTCACTCGAACCGTTTGATTCATCAATCTGATCGTGAATTAACTTCTCCATGTTTCTTGCAGCTTGTTTAGCTGGAGACACTTCAAGTATTTGAGGATCAGGGTGTGGTCCGTCCTCAAAGTCATCTATGTTTTCTTCTACAAGATCATCGATAAACTTGTTTGTTCGATAAGTAGCTCCGGGCTTAAGAACTTTTCCGTCACCTTCAAAGCCTACTTCAAACGGATTCTCAACTTCTTCAGCAACATCCATACCGCCCGTTGTTGTTTCAATGCCGGGTGCTGAGTCCTGTGAAAGATGCATGTACTCTGGAACACCTTCAGGTATTTCTGTTGGGCTAACGCCAATAGGAAACTTACCTGTTCCAAAAATAACATCAATCAACTGACCATATGCAGCCAGTACTTTTGTTTTAGTAATCTTAATAAACACGCGAGACTTTTCATTCTCACGGAAAGGAACGTGTTTTGGGTACATTCCTCTAAAGTTGTGGTATGCTGTGATCCAACGATCTTCATCATACTCTCTTGCTTGTTCTGCCGAAACATAACGAGCTTCGATTAAACCTGCTAAATTAGACTTTAGTGTTTCGTTTAATTCAACATTCATGCCATCTTCATCTTCCACTTCTGTGAAATAAAGATTGTCTGCATTGTCTAAAATGTCATCATTCATATATTAGTAACCAAATGTTGAATCAAAAGGCTGAAAGTGTTGTTCACGCTGTAAGTCTCTTATTTGACTTAGTGGATCATTTATTCTTGGCCTAGACATAATTAAGTATCGTAGTGCGTCGTAGGCGTGATCCGAAGCGTGTGTATTAACATCCTCAGGATTAGTCTTATCAAGTGGAATGCTTTGAAGCTCACGAATCAGATTAGGACACGTATTAAATATCTGCATTCGTGGTCTGCCAGATGGTTGAACTTTTAAGTGTTCATGTATCTGGATTTTACCTGCAATACGATTCTTATCTGCAGGCCTAAGCTTATGTCCGCCTTGAATTAATGTTTCTGCTACTGTGGGTCCAGTTGTTCCTGTCCTAGACCAACAGGCTGTATCTAGTACGCCTCTGACAGACATCGGATCATTTAGTTCCATGTTTGTCAACATTTCAGCAAGTTCGGTAGCCAGTAGATTTTTACGATACAATTCTCTATAGATAATTAATGTATTATCGTTAGGATCTATCGTAGCCCAAACACAAGCTGATTCTGATGCGTAACCATAGTCAAGCCCTTTGACACGCTCCCAATGAAGAGGAATGTCAAAAGGCTCAATAATATGTATATCTCGATCAAACTCTGTAAATGCTGCGCCTTCTGCAACTTCCCAGTTACCTTCAAGCAACTGTTTGCGTTGGGTCGGCGGCAAGCTCTTTAACATCTGCTCGTATCGGCCATCCTCAGCCAAATACGGGTTGTCATTTAATCGAGCTGGTATAAACTTTCTAGTAATCCCATCGTCGCCTATAAACGAATCATTGGGTACTGAGGGCGTTATATACCTCTTTTTGACCCATCCTGCACCTACACCGCCGGGGTTAGCCGTACAACGCATATAGGGCGTTATCTCTGAGTCAGTTGTACGTAATCGTGAAGCCAAGTAGTTCCACGAAAACTCTGTTGGTAGGTGTGTTATCTCATCAAAACCTATCCAACTGTAGGCTTGGCCCTGATAGCGATACACATCTGCATCACGTTCCAAGAATCCAAACTCTACTTTAGCACCGCTTGGAAAAGTCCAAAGCTTTTCTACCTCACGGTACTTGCATCCGGGGAAGGCCTTAGGGTAGAGTTCACGAGATTTGTCGATAAGCTCTCGTAACTCTGGCATAGAACGCCGCAGGATTAATGCTCTATGTGCTGCCCTGTGAGCAAAACGGAGTGGGTCAACCAACATCGCATAGCTCTTACCTCCACCAGCCGCTCCACCGTATAGTACATCTGTCTCACCTGCAGCCAAGAAATCCATTTGAGGGCCTTCATTAGGCTGAAAGATTATGTTTTCTTTCAGTTCAGGCTGAAGCGAAGGGGCTGCTTCTTCTACAAATGTTTCTTCGACAATACGATTTTTAGATTTATCTTCTAGTATGTCAAGGGCTTTTTCAGTTTTCTTTAAAGACTCTTGATGTCTTACTATACTGGAACGGGCCTGCGCTATCTTTTTTTTCTTTTGTCTAATTTTCTTAGAAGCATTTAGCTTCGCTTGGGTCTTAGAGTGGTAGTTATAGCCTCTACCTGTTGACCCTTTAGAACGCCCCGCTTTCTTACGAGGTGTTCCATCTTTCTTTAGGACAAAATTACCATCGTCATCTTTGACATAGCTGTCTGGATTAACATCCCAATCATTCTGTGTCATATTTAGTTAGTATTTTTTGTAGTCCTTGATGCGTTATAGGTCTTCCTGTTTTGTGGGATAACCATAATGCACCTTCACGTAAAGATAAAGATCTTGATTTAATCATCGGTAGTATCTTGTTTAAAGCTTCAAGTTGGCTGGGGATCTCTTCGATGTGTTCAGGATCGTCATCAATCAATTTATAACCAAACGGAATGGTACTGCTAGTCCGTCTCTTCATATTCTACATCTTCTATTATTGTTGTTTTTTTAGCTGGAAGAATAAACAAACCACTTGGATTCTCTATCTTTACGTCTAGTCTTTCTTTCTTTGCTACACCAACACGGTCTAGAAGCGTCTGGGCTGCTTGTAATCGAATATTAGCTTGTGGGATAGGCTCATCACTTTCTAGAACCTCTACAAGCTTTACAGCAGCTTTAGGAGCATTCATAGCTAAGATTCCTTCAGTCAAATCAAGGATCTCAGATTTCAAAGCCTTGACAACTGTGGTATAACTACCGGGAGCATAACCTGCAAGTTCTGCTGCTCTTTTAGGGTTGCCTCCACACTCTATTAAGTTGTCAAGAAAACTTTGTTGTTTTAATGTTAAATCTTTTTTAGTTTCCATGATTATAGTATATACCTATATCTAAGGCTTGTCAAGTCTTTTTTTAAGTTTTTTAGTCTTGACAAAACTAAAATACAGGTGTATAATACTATTGTACCCCGCAGAGGTACATGTATATATCCCCCGCGACTCTTAGAAGATCGGGGCGACAACCCTAGGTCTTGGAAGATCTGTGCGCCTATCTGGTAGACACTTCAAAACCTTCTAAAAATGTTCGAGCATGAGTATATATATACGGGTGGGGGTATGGCCTCCTGCCCCGCCCCTTCAAAGCCTCGCAAGCCCTTCACAATCTCCCCTCACTTCAAAGCCCCTACCACATTTTCACGCATCTGTGAAGACTTCATAGCCTGTGAATATTTCACAAACTCCCTCAGCTGAAAAACACGTCATCAACTCGAAAGATTTTTGAGACCTTCAAAAATTTTTAAAGACTGGTAGACAAGTTTTAGAGGACTTCAAAGACTTTCTAAGAATTATTTTTTAAATTTTTTCTCCAAAGGATTTCAAAGACTTACCACATTTTTACCCCATTTCAGAAAAATATTTGAAAAAAGTTGTTGACAGCCTCAAAAGAGATCTATAGCTTAGAGATCAACCGGCAGGGAAAGGCCAGCGAAGGATACCCTTCAAAGGATTACCGAGTACCTTTAAACAGCCAACGTCACTAACAGACGGGTAATTGTTAGCCAGATGTTTTGCAGTCTAGATGACGTGTGAGACTATCTAAGCTGGACCTTACTTGACAGGGTATCCTGTCTCATCTTCGGGTGGACCTTAGGGGAAGTGAGGTGCGAGGGTAGGCACTAATCGAAACGAGAACGATGTACTGGAAGCGCTAACGCCACAGATACAAGCGAGTATCAAATGGTGAGAGAGATCGGGCAGACAATCCAATCTCAAAAGATCATCAAAGACTGTGAAAGCTTGTGAGTTTGTGGCGTGTTTTTTGTGGGTATTCATATGCTCGTGAGTATCTACAAATAACACGCAATAAACCAAAGGTATTTGAACCATGAAACAAAGTTTTGAAAATGTTCACGAGGTCATGACCGGAGCCTACAAAGAAAATAATTTTTGTACGGTTGTCAGTCTAGCGGTTGCGTTCAATTGGAGCGCAGGCAAGGCACACAGGCATATGACGAAATACGGCAGGAAGTACCGCAGAGGTCCGGAATGGGATCAATACACAAAAGCGCTACTCGATGCCGCAGAGAGTGAAGGGAAGACAGTCGTTTTTAGTCGTGATTGGAATGGCGTCACGCTCAATAAGTTTGTGAAGGCACATCCAACAGGCACATGGTTTATATGTGTGAAGGGACACATCACGGTTTTAATTGATGGGAAGCTCCACGACTGGACAGCAAAAACAGCAGGTAAGAGAAAGATAGCTTACCGATCTGCGTTCGAAATGAACGGAAAATATGATTACGGAATCGCAAAAATAGAGGGCTAAACAATGATCAAACTTTTAATCATCAATACATTTATTCTAGGATTCAACGTCATAGCAGTAGGCGCGATATCAATCCTTATTACCTTTCAACCTTTAATGGGGTGCTAATCATGATCGTATGCTACGCAGACAGACCAGACGGATACAATGGACACACAGCCAGAGTTAAGCTAGTGTTGGACAAAGGTAAACTTTACGAATACCATGACAGCGGGTTTCATGTGTCGCCAGTGTTGGACATGTATCGATTCCCAAATGCGGAAACCGCTTTGTGGTACGTCAACAAAAAATCAGACTTTTACACCAACGTAATAGCATAGGACAAAAGCCATGTTAAAACTTTCAAAAGCTTCAAAGATGCCGTGTCGGTCTTGGTCACTTCAAGCGCTCGACACTTGCCCAGCTTCAAGAAATAGCGACGGATCATTGGTCGCAGCTTGTTCAGGATGTTATGCGGTAGGCGGTAACTATCGTTTCAAGAATGTTAAAGCCCCACGCGAGCACAATCGAGAAGACTGGAAGCGTGACGAATGGGTCGCAGACATGGTCGCAGAGCTAGATAACGACCGATACTTTCGCTGGTTTGACAGCGGCGATATGTATGACATCCGATTGGCTCGAAAGATCCTAGAGGTCATGTCGCTGACGCCTTGGGTCAAGCACTGGTTACCGACACGCATGCACAAGTTTCCGAAGTTTCGAGAAGTGATCGACAACATGGAGATGTTTTCCAACGTGGTCATCCGTCGATCATCTGACAGTATCACGGGCGAGACTATCGAAGGTGCGAACACGTCAACAATATCGACACTTGACAGTGTGCCAGAAGGTGCGGCAGTCTGTGAGGCCTACACGAGATCAGGCAAGTGCGGAACGTGTCGAGCGTGTTGGGACAAAAGCGTGTCAGTTGTATGCTATATCGGACACGGTAAGACAATGGAAAAGAATCAACGAAATATTATTGCGAGAGCGGCATGATCGAAAAAGAATTAAAGCTTTACAGTCTATGGAATAAGCAAGAGAATCCTAGAGCAAAGGCGGCTAGTTGGTTTAGATATAGAAGGGGCATCACTCATTGTAATCCTAACCGCTATGTACTAGTAAAAATACTATTGCCCGTTTTTAAAGCGTATGCGCGTAGTTATGTGCGGCGTGTAGAAAGGGGAGATAGTTCAGAAGAGGCGCTAAACTATGCGATAGTCAACGGGAGAGGGGCGTCTAACATTACGGCGGGCAATCTTTCTGTTGAGTTGGCTAATGATATTCTTGAATATTTTGTACAGAACGGACACGTTGAAATTCTTGAAGCTAAACTGAAAGATTCACTCGCTTTGATACGCGATCAATTAGAGGACGATAAAACATGAGTTTACAAAGAGACGTTGAGATGTATATCGAGGGATTGGAATCACCTGCTAATGCGTGGGGAGTCCATCACATAAAGGTAGGCAACATGGACGTTGAGAGTCATTCATTCCTTCACTACATGGTGAAGAGATACGGCACAGACGCGGTCGAAAATGCACTAGACGACAGACTATCGGGAGGTGAAGAAAATGAATAGATATACAATTACGACCATTGAAAAGGTAGAGCATACTTACACGGTAATTGCGAAGACAGAGGAGGAGGCGAGAAAACTTTTAGCCGATAATTGTTATGATCCTGAGTCATGCTTTTTAGACGAAGAGCTACAAGAAATTTGTGAGGAAGAACTTTATTACCCTTGTCAAGAAACGACAGCGTACTACGACGCCGAGCAACTCAAGAGAGCAGAGCGCTTAGACGATCATGAAGTGGAGCCAGCTTGGGGAATCTACGACATAGACGGAGTCAGAGCAGTAATATGTGACTGTGATGTAAGACACGCGGAGGGCGACGAATAATGATGCCCTATCCGTTTGACTGTCCATTGTGTGACGGTAGATACTGGCGAGAGGATTCCGTCATGTATGACGAAGCATACGACGACAGCGTGTGCCACCATTGTTACGATGAGCTACAAGCAGAGAGGCGCGAGATAGCTTTTGCAGAGAAGGGAGATGTTTAGTTATGGAGTTGGGTTACTTATTGTTTTTCCTATTCACAGGCGTGATTCTTACAGCATGGCTGACGATAGACGACGAAGACTTTGACAAGAAGTTTGACCGCTATCGCAAGTCTAGGTTTGAAGACGAGGAGATCTAAACATGTTTGAGGCATGGCAACCTTGGTGGGACTGTCTGTTATTGATAGTCCCTTACTTATTACTTGTTTGCATGACGCAAAGGAAAGAAGACAAGCCACGAGGAGCGACACGAAGATGATTAAAGGTATCGTAGTAAAACAGAAAAACGTGTATGGCGAGGACAAAATCTATCCCGTATGCGAACACGCACAGATGCTTGCAGAGTTAGCAGGCACAAAGACATTCACGCCAAGGGCTATCAAGCTTATAAAAAATATGGGCATTGATATTCTACTGGAAGAACTTCAACCAGCACACAGGTATATCTAATGATTGGCATCGACATACAGTATCAGATACACACACGAGATGAAGGTGATCCCTTTTGGGAAAACATCATTCAATTCACAGATCTTGGGGAGGCAAAAGCAATGCTTTACAGGCTAAAAAGTTTAGACAACGGCCTCGAATACAAAATTCAAAAGGTAATTACGGAGGACATACTTTGAAGTACATTAAGTATCACATGACACACGCAGAGATTGCACGAGAGCTAGGGGTCAGTAGGGCTACAGTCCAGCAGATCGAGAACAGTGCCTTGTGGAAGCTCAAGAAGTCTGGCAAGCTAAAAGCATTCTTAGAAGCCAAAGAAGACTATGAACCACCACGACGCAATGGAGCGTTCACGGATTTATTTTGAGGACATATCAATGAATTACTATCAGGAAGAAGACAAGCGCAAGGCCTTAAGAAACTTGGCCGATACTGCTGAGACCTATAAGAAACTGATCGAGGACTTTGATGACTTACGATTTGACTCAGTCTTAGTAGCCCTTGACAACATTGAGGACTGCTGTAAGGACACAAAGAAAGAGGTAGATACGTGTGTCCATCGAGTCCTTGTGACCATGAACGTGGACGTTATTGTCGATGTGTTGGCAGCAGTAGACGAAGATGAAGACGCAATCCTTGACGCGGCAGACGCAGAGGCGTATCATAAGCTTGCGTCGGGTGACTATCAGAACGAAGCAACCGACGACAGAAGTATCCTTACTCAAATATCAGGAGACGAATGCAATGACACTACAGTATGAATACGAGTTACTAGATCACGAGTTAGTTGTAGATATAACTGTCGGTTATGAGTACGACAAAATCGAAAAGCGGGTCTACCTAAACTCAGCAAAGCTTCTGAACATCACAGAGATCATAGATCTTTTGACAGAAGAACAGAAGAACGAGATAGTTGACTACATGATAGACAACTATGCCTTCGAAGAATCTTACCCAGAGGAGTAATAAAATGAAAATGCTACAAGCTTATTTGATACTTGCAATTTTAGCTTCGCCAGCGTTTGCGTTGGCTTTCGTTAACTACATCATGATCTAAAGGAGAAATACATGAAGACCAATAGCAGTATTCTAATTGGTTTAGCTGTGCTATTGGGGGCTGGCTGTGTGACCTCAGAACTTGAGGGAGACTGCTTGGAGTACAAGAACATACCAATAGTAGTAACTGAATGCACAAGACCGACAGCATACGGACAAAGATATTGTGTAGATCAACTAACATCTAAACCTTTTTGTGTGAGGAGTACAGGCAATGCTGATAAATGAAGTGTCAATCTATGAGGTCACAGGCGGAGACTATTCTGTTTACTGCCAAGGCTATACACAGGCAAGGACTGTGACCAATGACATCATGAAGAGAGATCCTTGGGGTGGTATACCCTTTGTGATTCGTAAGGATTTCGAATACACCTTAGACGATAAGGGTAACGTGGTCATGACAAAACACATGTTAGATAAGATCCTGTTCTTAGCAAGCGATGAGCTACCGGAGAGTGAATCATGAAACAACCAGAGAACAATCATTCGAAACACTTTGGTAACGACGGACCCATAGGTAACGACGCTGAAATTATTGTTTACTATGAGGAACGTGGGCCAGCAGAGCCAGTGCTGCGGATACCCTTCTGGTACTGTAAGGACGAACTAGGGTTGTATGAGCACTTTGAGGCGTCAGTACGTAGGGCAGCAAAAGCTCTTAAAGAGTCTTATACATACTGGCCTGAAGGGTACGTCCACATACAAACAATCATAAATGATGAATATGTCAATATGATATAGGAAAACATAATGGAAAGTCTTGACAACAAGCAAGTAACAGTGGATGATCTAGTTTGGATGCACATTTTTAATAATCCTTATCCTGATTACACAGCAATTGCTAAAGGTTTAGAGGGTTTAAATTTGACTCCAACTGAGGTATTCTATATACTTCATTCAATACGTGAAGGAGACTATACATGTCCATAGATGATGCGAGTCCAGAACAATGGGATGCAATCAAACACCTTAACGGCTTGTCGATTAGGAAAGATCCTGATCCAGTGACTAAGCCTGATCACTACAACAAAGGGTCTATCGAAGCCATTGAAGCTATCAAAGCTTCGATGCCTGAGAATGAGTTTCGAGGCTACCTGAAGGGCAATGCGTTTAAGTATCTGTGGCGCTACGACTACAAGGGCAAGCCGATTGAAGACCTCAGAAAATGTAAGTGGTATGTTGATAGACTTATCCAAGAAGTAAACCAATAGGAGGTGCGATGTGTGATGATACACTATCTGATGATGAATTGCTAGATGATGTTCTAGCGAGGGCTTTCGTGATGATGCTTGGAGTTCACATGCCATCAAAAGAAAGTTTGACATTTATGAAAGAGTGGGTTACAATGAATTCTCAGTATAATGGTATTGAAATTACTGAAGAATATATTTTAAGACAAATACCTGATTTTATTACATATTTATATAGGAGATAATAGAATGGCAGTGATTGAAGGCAAAGCATACTGGTCTTTTGTTACTACACCTAACACAAAGTTTACACCAGCGTACTCAGTTAATCTTGTTGTCGATGAGCCAACAGCTGATTCATTCCGTGACCGTGGTTTCACAGTCAAGGACATGGAAGAAGGGCCTGCGTTGATTATCAAGCGTAAGGTCGATGGCAAAGACGGCATGGTTCGTCAAGCGCCAAAGCTCTTTGACAAGAGCAAACGAGAGATTGATGTGAATGTTGGTAACGGTTCACACGTTAAGGTCCAATACAAGGAGTGGGACACTAAGTGGAACGGGCAAGTATTTAAGGGTTTGGATTTCCAAGCAATGCAAGTACTTGATCTTGTAGAATATAACTCACCAGATGGTTCTGAGTTTGACATCGAAGACGGAGACGGAGACGAAATTTAATGTCTAATGTTATTTATACACACAACGATACGTCCTATGACGTAACCCTCCTGCCTGCCGAAGGACAAAAAGCTTTCCAGCTTTTGGTAGCAGCAGAACAAGACGTTCGATCTTTAGAAGATCGTGTTGTTATCGCACAAGCAGCAGCAGTTGCTCTGCACTCTAAGGTTCAAGAGTACTTGACCGAAGATGCTGTTTTCATTGAGGAAGCCGAAGTCGTAGAGGACTAACATGGCATTTAAAAAAACTCACATCCCCTGCCCTGAGTGCGGGGGATCTGATCCCGCAGCGATGAACGAAGATGGTTCCATCAAATGTTTTAGCTGCGGTGTTTTCATCCCAAGCAATAAGCTTGATAACGTCACTCCAATATCATCGAGGCAGTCTATGGACGACGGTGAATACTATGCCCTGACAGACAGAGGAATCAGTCTGGCAACGGCTAAGAAATACGGAGTTAAATCCACAAAGAATTCAAAAGGTCAGATAGTCGAGCATGTTTACCCGTACTATTCTGGCAGCGAGCGAGCAGGATCAAAGACTCGCAAGCCTGATAAGAACTTTACATGGCAGGGTGAATCTAGGAATGTTGGTCTCTTTGGTCAACAGCTATTTCAAAGTGGTGGTAAGTACGTAACCATTGTTGAAGGTGAAGTAGATGCCATGTCAGCCTATGAACTCATGGGTTCACAGTGGCCTGTTGTTTCCATTCGCAATGGCGCACAGTCTGCTGATCGTGATGTGAAGGAGAACTTAGAGTTTTTAGAGTCCTTCGATAACATCATCATTAACTTTGACACTGATAAAGTGGGGGAAGAGGCTGCTCGAAAGGTAGCCAAACTATTGCGTCCCGGCAAAGCAAAGATCATGTCACTACCCGTCGATTACAAAGACGCTAATGACATGTTACGCGGTTCGCAACACAAAGCCTACGTCCAATACTGGTGGAACTCCAAGTTATACACACCCTCTGGAGTCTTGAACGTATCTGAGAACGTAGAAAACTACCTCACTCGCACACGAAAAGACTCAGTGCCTTTCCCTTGGGCAGGGCTGAACGAAAAATTAGAAGGTCTTCGTGCGGGTGAATTAGTTACATTGACGGGTGGTACAGGGCTTGGAAAATCAAGTGTCACCCGTGAGCTAGAACACTGGCTCATCAAGAAGACCAAAGACAACGTGGGCGTTATGGCCCTTGAGGAAAACTGGCAGAGGACTATCGACGGTATTCTATCCATCGAAGCCGACGCCAGACTACACCTCGACAGCGTCCGTAATCTTTTTGATCAAGACGACCTTCGCCAGATACACCATCAGATGTTTGGAGGAGAGAACAAGGATCGTGTGTGGGTGTACGGACACCTTGGCATGAACGATCTTGAAAGTGTTTTCAGTAAGCTTCGTTATATGATCATAGGCTGCGACTGTAAGTGGATAGTTCTTGATCACCTTCATATGCTCGTGTTGCTTTCCGATGATCCTGATGAGCGTAAGGCTATTGACATGATCATGCACAGGCTTCGAACTCTTGTTGAAGAGACAGGCTGTGGAATGATTCTTGTCTCTCACCTTCGACGCACACAGGGTGATCGAGGCCATGAGAATGGAATCGAAACTGCACTAAATCACTTACGCGGCTCTCAGTCGATAGCACAATTGAGCGATTGCGTGATAAGCTTAGAGCGTAATCAGCAGGCAGACGATCCTGTGGTCGCTTCAACAACCAAGGTTCGTGTCCTTAAGTCTAGATACACAGGAGATGTTGGCCTTGCCACACACCTTCACTATGACGTAGACAGCGGACGCCTTTCTGAAATATCTGTTGATGATCTTCAAGGCTTAGACGGAGATGAAATATGACAAGCTATGTTTTTGATATCGAAGCCAACGGACTAGATCCTACTGAGGTCTTTTGTATTGTTGCAATGGACACAGTAACTAAAAAGTTCTATGAGTTTGGACCAGACCAACTAGCTGAAGGAGTCAAGCTGCTCGAAGAGTCTAAAGAACTTATCGGCCACAACATCCTTGGGTACGATATACCTGTAGTCAAGAAACTTCTTGGCTCTAATCTCGATGATGGTAGTCGGTTCATTGTAGATACTCTTGTGTTGTCTCGACTGTTTAACCCAACACGAGAAGGTGGTCACGGCCTCGAAGGATGGGGCTATCGACTACGACACAAGAAGATCGAGTTCGAAGATTTTGAAAGCTTTTCGCCGGAGATGATGGCATATTGCAGACAAGATGTGTCACTAAACCACAAGGTCTATCAGCATCTTGCGCGTGTCGAGGCAGCAGGATTTAGTAAGGATGCTGTTGCTTTAGAGCATTCTGTGTATCGAGTCATGCAGGCACAGCGAGATCGTGGATTCTTGTTAGATGAAAAACACGCCATGAGCTTACTGGCTGAACTGAATGAAAACATATCACAGGCTGAGAAGCTTGTACACAAAACTTTCAGGCCACGAGAAACACAGCTGACTCTTGTCCCTCTCATGACAAAGGCTGGTAAGGTTTCTAAGATGGCACAATTAAAAGGCGAAACCAAGAAGGTCAGGCTGTCAGATGAGGAGTACGAAAAGGCGAGCGCGAATCCGAACGAGCATCTTGTTCGTTGTGATTCTGAACCTTTTAACCTTGGCTCTAGGAAACAAATTGGAGAATATCTCGTGGACTTTGGTTGGAAGCCTACAAAATTTACGCCTACGGGACAGCCAATTGTTGATGAAAAAGTCCTGTCAAAGATAAAGGACATCCCTGAAGCTGCAGTTATTGCTAAGTATCTTATGCTTCAAAAGCGTATTGCTCAGATAACTTCATGGTTTAAGGTGGTAGAAGATGACGGACGAGTACGTGGATTTGTTAACACTAACGGCGCAGTGACTGGACGTATGACACACAGTCATCCGAACATGGCGCAGGTTCCTAGCACTGGCAGTCCTTATGGAAAAGAATGCCGACAGTGTTGGACGGTGATGGACGGGTATAAACTTGTAGGTATAGATGCCAGTGGCTTGGAACTAAGGATGCTGGCACACTATATGAACGATGAAGGATTTACTTATGAGCTTCTCAACGGAGACATACACACAGCAAATCAAATGGCTGCGGGACTTGAATCAAGAAATCAGGCAAAAACTTTCATCTATGCACTCTTGTACGGAGCAGGAGATGCGAAGCTTGGAACGGTGGTCGGAGGAAACGCAGACGATGGTGGACGACTTAGACAATCTTTCTTCGATAATCTCCCTGCATTTAAAGTTCTTAAAGACAGAGTTGCAAGAGCGGCAAAGCGTGGCTACCTCAAGGGGCTAGACGGACGCAAGTTGTTTGTGAGATCTGAACACGCCGCACTCAACACACTGCTTCAAGGAGCAGGCGCAATAGTTATGAAGAAAGCGCTTGTGTTGTTGAATGACAAGATGTCTGGCATGGACGCACACTTCGTAGCTAATGTACATGACGAATGGCAGATCGAAGCACTCGAAGATGTCTCTCAGCGTGTAGGAGAGATGGGTGTCGAGGCTATTAAACAAGCAGGACTAGAGTTTAATTTACGTTGTGGGTTGACAGGAGAATACAATGTCGGAAATAACTGGGCTGACACGCACTAAGCTTAATCATATAGAGTTCGAAAAGGCCAAAGACCTTGCTGAGAATTTGGGTCACATAAAAAATTCTATTACTAAAGGGCAAGGAAATGTTGCTGGGTTTAGTGGCGAACTAATGGTAGCTAAGTTTTTAGGCGTTGATCTATCACACACCAAGAACTATGACATGATCTATAATGGTCTAAGAGTGGACGTAAAGACTAAACGAACTAACTATCCTCCTAAGCCTAGCTATGAATGCTCAATAGCAAAGACAAGTCTTCATCAAGACTGCGACCTTTATGTTTTTGTAAGGGTACTGCCCTCACTAAACGAAGGCTGGATTCTTGGCTATAAACCACAGAGCGAATACTTTAAAGAGGCGAAGTTTTGGAAGAAAGGAGAGATAGATCCTTCTAATAACTGGAAAGTTTCCGTAGACTGTTACAATCTAGCTATATCAAAACTCGATCCTCTTGCAAAATTAAGGAGCCTATAGTGCCAAAAGAAATAACAGACCCTTCACGTCTTGGAGACATGGCAGAACATTACGTTACTACTTGGTTGTGGGATGAAGGCTATGAAGTCTTTCGAAACACGGGCTGCACTGGTGCGATAGATATTATTGCTGTGAAGAATGGAACACCTATCTTCATAGATGTAAAGTCTAAGAACTCTGGAGGTTCTTGGGGTCACAAGCGAACCGAAGAGCAAAAGAAGCTTAGAGTCCAAGTAGTTGAATTCAACGCAAGGAACCGCAAGTGTCGGTTCGTGGATCATACAGAATGGAAAGTTTAAATACAGTAGTTCAAGATATCTATGCACAGCTTGAAGGCCTGTCTGAAGGTAAGGCCCTTGAGATAAATGAAGAAGAACTAGATCAAACAATGGAGCGTATGAAGGAAAGCATCCTAACTTGGTCTAAGCCTAGAGAGTCTTCAAAAGAATTTACTCTCAGGATGTCAAACGTGGGACGGCCTCTACGCCAGCTGTGGTATGACAACAAGAACTCTAGTTCTCCTTCAGCCATAAGCGCCCCAACACAGATCAAGTTTCTTTACGGACACATCCTCGAAGAAATTGTTTTGATGTTGGTTCGGCTGGCTGGTCACGAGGTTTCGTCAGAGCAAAAAGAGATTAGTGTATCAGGCATCAAAGGCCACATGGACTGTAAGATTAATGGGCAAGTAGTCGATGTCAAGTCTGCTTCTCGTTATTCATTTAAGAAATTTGTCGATGGCTCTTTAGCTGAGAACGATCCCTTTGGTTATCTGCCACAGCTTGCTGGCTATGAGGCTGCAGAGAACACAGACAACGGCGGCTTCCTTGTTATCAACAAAGAGAGTGGCGAGTTGTGTTTGTTTCAGCCTGAGGATTTAGAGAAGCCTAACATCGAACAGAAAATTAAAGACGTTCGTAAGGCTTTAAGTCTTGACACACCTCCAGATCGATGTTATAATACTATTTCTGACGGTAAAAAAGGTAACATGAAATTACCCTCAGGATGCTCATACTGTCCCTATAAATTTGAATGCTACGCAGACGCTAACGATGGTCAAGGTCTTAGGTCTTTCGCCTATGCTAGTGGCCCTGTGTACTTTACGAAGGTTGTGTCAGAACCTCGCGTAGAAGAAATCTTATGAACCAAAGGAAGATAAAAAGAATAAACAAACAGGTAGGAATTATACTTGTTGCTTGGCTTAGAACATTAGTATCGGAAGAAGAAGCTAAACAAATCACTATTAATAATTACAAAGAACTCTTGCCCGATCAAACTCATGTCTACGCCAACAACAAGTTTTTTCTAAGTACCTTTTCACCTCGATGGGTTAGGAAGAAACTGAAGCAGTTAGTGGTTATGTATCCTGAAAGACCCATTGAGTCCTTTACACTAAGCGACATACAATCAGTGATGAATTCATGGAAGATGAAGACTTTGGAGACTTAGTTCCACTTGAAGCAATTATAATGGGCTTTGCACTACACATCTCTAGTGGTAACGAAATAGATACTGTAGATGATGAAGCTCTTTTCAATCTTCATGAAGCTGTGTGTCTTGAGATAGAAAAAAGAGAGGCAGTACTACATTGACAGCACCTAAAATAAGAAGAGGCTTTAGAAAGAAAAGAGTCCCGCGTCCGGTTGAGAAAGACTTAGAGCCGGGCTATGATTCTCATTGGGAGTACAAGCTGCACTCAGGCCCTCTATCCGAATGGGATATCCACACAACAAAGATCGACTATATCGTTGAGCATACGTATCATGCCGACTTTGTTAAAGAGATTGATGGTAAGACAATACTTCTCGAAGCCAAAGGAAGGTTTTGGGACGCACCTGAATATAGTAAATATATTTGGATAAGTAAATGCTTACCTGAAAACTATGAGCTTGTGTTCTTGTTTTCTGATCCTAGTGCCCCAATGCCTCAGGCAAAGAGACGTGTTGATGGTACTAAACGATCTCACGGGGAGTGGGCTAGTTCCAAAGGTTTTCGTTGGTATAGCGAAGATAGTTTACCGGAGGGGTGGTCGTCTGAAGATGATTGATAGAAAGCAAGAAAGAACAAACAAATTCAATCGAAAGAAAAAACATAAGACACGACAAGACACGACACCTAAACGTCGGAGAGCTAAGGAGAAATAATGGATCTATATCAACAATACATTCACAAGTCACGGTACGCACGTTACCTACCAGAAGAACAACGGCGTGAGACTTGGGAAGAAACAATCGACAGATACTTGAACTTCTGGGTTGAGAAGGGTAAGCTTACTTTAGAAGATGCTAACGGAATGTTCTCAGACATCCACAGCTTGGATGTTATGCCTAGTATGAGGGCTTTGATGACCGCAGGTGAAGCGCTAGACCGTGATAATGTTGCTGGCTTCAACTGTAGTTACATGCCTATCGATCACCCCAAAGCGTTTGACGAGATGATGTACGTCCTGATGTGCGGTACAGGCGTAGGCTTCAGCGTTGAGCGTCAATACGTAACCAAACTACCTGAAGTAGCAGAGGAATTCCATGACACCGATACCGTTATACACGTCGCCGACTCTAAAATTGGCTGGGCTAAAGCCTACAGAGAACTTATTAGCTTGCTCTATTCGGGTCAGCTTCCAAAGTGGGACATATCTAGAGTACGAGGTGCAGGCTCCGCGCTTAGAACCTTCGGGGGTAGAGCGTCTGGTCCTGAGCCTCTTGTCGATTTGTTTAAGTTCACCACTGAGGTCTTTCGGGAAGCTGCTGGACGTAAGCTCTCCTCAATTGAATGCCACGATATCTGCTGTAAAATTGCACAAATCGTCGTCGTCGGTGGGGTTAGAAGAAGTGCTCTCATCAGTTTGTCTAACCTCACTGACGATAGACTCCGAAGATGCAAGTCAGGCCAATGGTGGCAAGACAATCCTCAACGTGGTCTAGCCAACAACAGTGCGTGTTATACAGAGAAACCAGATTTTGAGGCATTTCTAAATGAGTGGAAAAGTTTATACGAGTCAAGGTCTGGGGAACGAGGAATGTTCTCTAGGGTTGCAAGTCAAAAGCAAGCTGCAAAAAACGAGCGAAGAGATGCTACCTATGACTTTGGAACTAATCCATGCTCCGAAATTATCCTTCGACCCTACCAATTCTGTAATCTATCAGAGGTTGTTGTCAGGTCGTCCGATAGTCTCTCAGACCTCAAACGGAAAGTACGTACTGCGACTATCCTTGGAACTTTACAAGCTACCCTTACCAACTTCAGATACTTGAGAAAGGTGTGGCAGAACAACACAGAAGAAGAGGCCTTGTTGGGTGTTAGCTTGACGGGCATTATGGATCATCCGACAATGTCGGGAAGGAGAGACAAAGGTGTACTTAAGACGTGGCTCACAGAACTACGAGAAGAAGCCATCGCAACCAACAGACGATGGGCTGATATTCTTGGTATTGAAGTTTCTACTGCTATTACCGCCATTAAGCCTAGCGGCACTGTTAGTCAGCTTGTTGATAGCGCGAGTGGAATCCACCCTAGATACTCATCTCAATACATTAGACGAGTTCGAGCAGACTCTAGAGACCCACTCTGCACCGTCCTCGAAGCCGCAGGAATCCCCGTAGAAGACGATGTAATGTCACCCAGTACCAAGGTATTCAGCTTCCCTATAAAATCCCCTGACGGGGCTGTGACGGCCTCTGAGATGGGTGCTATGGAGCAGCTTGAGCTTTGGGAGATCTACCAAGACTTTTGGTGCGAACATAAGCCCTCGATGACCTGTTACTATCGCGACGAAGAGTTCCTTGAAGTAGGTCAGTGGTTGTACAATAAGTTTGACAAGATTAGTGGTATTAGTTTCTTACCATATAGCGAACACACATACCAACAAGCACCTTATGAGCCTATCAGTGAAGAGGAATATGAAGCAATGGCTGCTGACTTCCCTACTGAAATGTCTTGGGACATCACTGAAGAGAGTGACATGACAGAAGGATCACAAACGCTTGCATGTACTGGCAACAACTGTGAGATATAAAGAGGGGTAAGATGTTAACAACGAATCAGATATTAAAGACAATGAGAAGCTACTACGAAGCAGACGTGAAGAAACACGCGATGGCTGTTGAGGTTATCATTAGTAATCCAATGGCCTTCCATGATCACGATGCTTTCTATGAAGCAATCGAATCTCAGTTAAAGCTTTTGATGGAATCTAAAGATTATCTTGAAGGTCTAGACATCGTTCGTGTTGAAATGGAAACACGCGATGACGAATAAGACTGAGGGAAATTTAATTGGGTTCCGAATATTTTTTGATAGCTCTGGCAATCTCATGTCAGAGTTTCATCATCTACCAGAACAAGAAGTTTCTAGATTCTTTCGGGAAACCGAAGAACAGAAAATAATTAGGAAGGTATTAGAAGAGGCCACCCATCATTTGAGCGGCCTTCATGAAAAGATAGAACTGGAACTTGATGCTCTAAATGCTAGGATTTCTTAGAGCGGTAGGCGCGAGTCTTCTTGGCGATACGCTTAGGTTGCTTGCTGTGTTGCTTACCCTTCTTAGTATCTTCTCGCTTCTTTCTAGTAGTAGCGGCGTACTCTTTGGCGGACAAAGCCTTGATAGCCTTCTCAGGTAAATATCTCTCTCCAGTCTTACTGGATTTCTTGCCCGACTTAGTACGCCACTTTTGTTTTGTCCAAGCCTTAAGAGACTTCTGAGACTTCTTGAGAGCCATTACTTATATCCTCCGCCTGCAGCCTTATACTCTTTAGCAAGCATCTGAGCTTTTCGCGCAGACCACTGACCGGGCTTACCACCCTTTGAACCAGCCTTTATCTTATTGAAGAGTCGCTTACGCATAGTAGGCTTGGTATAGTTACCAGCCTCATTGACGCGAGATTTTGTTTTTGTTTTTTTCTTTGCTGTCATTTTTGACTCACGGGTTGAGTTGTCATGAATCGAAGAACAACAATACCGCTTGCAATTGCACAGCCTACCATAGCCTGAACAGCTGGATTAGCAGGAAGAAAACCTACAAAGCCTTGGAGAACTGAAAGAACAGCAAGAGCAACACCATACTGTACTGTTCGAGATTTTAGTGCTTGTTTAATTGTCATGTTTGTCGCTCCTAATATTTAGTATATAACTTACACACTATCTTACTTGCAGTTTGAGTAAATAAAAAAGGAAAGACCGCATGAACTGCACATACAAGACCTCCTAAAAACAGCCAGCCTGAAAACATAGCTGCTCGCTTTAAGTGCTGCCAATATGTTTCATTAACAGACTTCGGATGCTTGGTAAATAAATCTACTACCATTTTACACGGTCAGCCCAGTAAGCCGCTGACATCTTTCCTTTCTTTATGTTCTTAGCGTGTCTTGCCTTGAACGACTTCCGCTTTGCCTTCATCCGTGCCGACTCGCCTGCTTTAGGTTTGCCTGCAGTTTTCGCGCCCTTCTGACCAAAGCGAATTGTTTTAACTTTATCTCCTTCCTTTGCCACCACGACGTGTGACTTTGTTTTGTGATTGGGTGTACGTTTCGGTTTGTTGTAGCCACTTACTCCTGCCCTTTCTAGCCTCGGATCTTTTTTCTTAGGCATGTTGCTCTCCAGTACGTATCATCTCAGTAACCTCTGTTGCTCGATTGCCTACTTGTTTAGCCCATCGACTGTCTAAGAATTCATCGGCAGCTTCTTCGTAGTTGTGGATTGACATGGCTGCTAAGGCCTTCTCAAACTTTCTGAGACGTGTGAGTCCTAAGTTAAAACACAGGTTTATCATTGCCTCTCTTCGGATCTCTGTAAGATCTTTGAACCACGGAAAAGCTGCGTCTAGCTCTTCGAGACAACGATTGATATCGTTCATTAGAAGGTAATCTACTTCGTCATGAGTAAGCCCTAAGCCAACACCCTCCTTTAAACAGCGTCCTACGCCAATAGTTTCGTAGCCTAGATGGTCTTTGTAGACATAGTACTTGACGCCTTCATGACGCTTTAGAGTTTCGATGAGTCTTTTCATTATTATTTTTCTCCATCTTGGTAGAATGGGCTAAGACCTTGCTCTATTCTTTGTAAAGCGTGTTGCTTTGCTTTCATAATAATAGACTCAGGAATGTTCTTAGCGTTTCCTTCAAGCTGCATATTCGCTAAAGTTTCTATTTCTTTTTTAGTGAGAGTAGGAACCATTGTAGGAACTTCCATTTCTTGCCCGTTTATTTCCATGCCGACAGAAACCTCTGTCATTGTCCCGCCTTCAACATTGTTTTGTACTGGACCTAGAAAGCCTTGTGCAGACTTTTTACTTCCGTCTGATCTGTACATGCTAGGATCTTCAACGCTTCCACCGACTTGATAGCCTCTCCTCGACTTGCTCTCTTTAGGTGTGTAGTACAACACCTCTTTATTTCTAATCATCTTATCAATTTTTCTTTCAGCTTCTTCATAGCTATCAGCTTCAATGTTAAAGCCTTTGTTGTTGTTAGCTATGTCCATAGCCCCGCCCTTAATATCAAGCTCAATAAATTCTCTTAAGTTTGAAAGAAACCTTGTCGTTTCAGGGTAGTTGGCTTTTTGAGCAACAACGCCTAGAGCTAAGTGTCTTGCAGCATCACCACGACCGTCAAGCTGCTCGTTCTCAGGATATTTTTTATCTATGTTCATAGCCCACTCAAGGCCTTCTTTCGGAACTCCTAAGGCTTCTGCAGCTGCGTCATAGCCTGCTTTTTTAATCCTGTCAACAAAACCACCTTCGTTAAACAACATACGCTTCTCAGGGTCTTCTTCATCTACGAAGGCTGACCCAGCTTGGATGTTGTAGGGTTGTCCTGTCATCTTGTCGATACGCTCATCAGGTTCAACAGGCGCGTTAGGTACTACGACCTCGCCGCCTTTTGCAAAATTACCTCGCATTGCTTCTTCTTCAGTCGGCAAATTTTTAACGCCTTCCATAGTCATTGAAGGCAGTTGAATTGTATCTCTATTAAAAGCTTTTTCTAGTTCTGCAGGCTCAACAGGCATAAGAGGCGTGTGGCTCATCCTATATTTAGCTTTAAATAATTCATTTTGATATTGCTCAAAAGGAAGATCATCAAAAACAAGCTTCTCGTAATCCGACCCTAGTCTTCCTTCAGTTAAAGGATCTTCTTCTAAAAATATTCCTTGACCAATATAAGCAGACTCAAGCTCGCTTATGCCGTTTTGTTGCATAATATATTGTGCGCGATCAGTACCTATTAAAGTTTGTGCAGCAAGAAAGTCTTCATACATGTCCTGTTGAATATCGTGCAGTGCTTTTTGTCGTCTAATATAACGCTCAACAAGATTGCCTGCTTTTTCTGTAAACCCAAAAGGTCTGGCAATAATTAAGTTTCTTTTAAACCTTGTATACTTTTTAACTTTAAACTTAAAAGCTTCTTCAGGATTAAATTCAGAAAAACGTATACCCGTAGCGTTTGCCATCATTTCTGCACCAAAATCACGAGGCTCTTTTGTGTGCGTTTGAGGTTTTTTAAATGCAGCCTCAGCAAGTTTTTTACCTGAATCTATTGAACCGGGTTTAAAGGCATCAAACATTAAATAAAAAGCTTCGGCTCCTTGATCTATAGGAGACATTCCTTCAACAAAAATAGGCCTACCTTCCTTTGTGTAGCCGTTACCTCTAAAAGCATACATAAGATCTTGGGCTGCTTCAGTTACAATTGCTTCTCCAAAGTATGGAGAAAGTAAATTTATACCTGCTTCAGCAATAGCAAGCCCTAGCCGTTTTTCCAGCCCTTCACCTCGAAGTTTGCCACGCTCTACTTCTCTTATGGCTGCTGCAAAAGGCTCTTTAACAGTGCTGTAAGAATCTATAAACTGAGTATCGTTTGTATAAATTGTGTCTCCAAAACGCACAACATTTCTAGGTGCGCTAGACCAAGGAGTTTCAGAAAGCTTTTGAATTGCTTTTTGCTCTTCCTCATCAAAACCAGCCCAGCGATATGACGCGTCTGATACCGCACTCCATCCTGCCATTGATGCACTAAATCCAGTAAGTCGCGTTGTTCCTCTTTTAATTAATTCTGCGTTTCCAGAGCTTATTTCTTTTGCGCTTTGTGTAATAATATGTGCTGATGTTCTTAGTATTTCTGCAGGAAAAGAAACAAAGTTACCAAAAGGCAAATATCTAAATTCCTTGATTCCTTTTGGAACACGATCATAGT